GACGACATACGGCACCTCGACCTTGACGACCAGTCCCTTCGCGTTCTTGGTCTCGCTCCGCTCCTCGTATGCCTCTTCAGCCTTCGCCATCGCTCGCTCTCCCTCACTTGAAGGTCGGGCCTTCGGCGTCCTTCAGGACGTTGGCCATGACCTTCGTGTTCTTCTCGATTGCCTTCGTCGCATCCAGCATCTTGCGTTCAATTCCGTTCGCCCTGAACTGCTCGGCCTGACGCGCCGAGAACGTCCCCTGCGGCTTCGCATCGGCGGCCTTCCTGTCGAGCGCGTCCTCGGCGGCACGGAGCTTCTCCGTGTACTTGTCGACGAGCCCTTCCGAGCTTACGTAGGCGTCCTGCGCGCGTCCGATGCGCTTGCGCTCGTCGTCGTCGATCTTCCCGTCGGCCTTGGCGGACTCGAGCTCGCGCTCGAACTCCGCTTTCGCGGCCAGCGCATCCATCGCCGAACGGTTGATGAGCTTTCCGAGCATCTGCATCCCGAATGCGGGATCCTCCTTGAGCGCCGCCTCGATCTCCCGATCCGTGTCCTTCTCGCGGCGGTCATTCTCGATGTCCGATACCGCGTCCGCGAAGCCGCCCCGGAGATCCCCCACGTCGTCCTCGAACCCCTTGCGGGACTTCTCCTCGGCGGCCCGGATGAGGCCTTCAGCGACACCGTCCGCTTCGGCGAGGCGTTTTTCCAGGTCTGCGATCCGCGCCTGGTCCTTGTTCCGCTTCGCCTTCTCGTAGGACAGCATCGTCGCGATGAGCTTCTTGTACTCCTCGCGCATCTCGACGATATCCTCGATCTCGTTCTGAAGCTCCGTCTGCGACTCGCGCCGGATCTTCTTCTCGATCTCGGCGGCCTTCTCCGCCGCCTTCGCGGCGTCCTCCGCCGTGGCCGAACGCTCGGTCTTCCCGGTCTCGACCTTCTCCTCGAGCGCCTCTCGCTCGGTCTTGCCGCCCGTGAGCGAACCCTTCGCGCCCTCGCGGATCGCGTCGAGCCGCGCATACGCCTCGGCCATCTTCTTGGAAGCGGCCTGCATCTTCTCGCCGTTCGCCTCGATCTCCTCCACGGCCTTGTCGCCGCGGAACGTTATCGTGTTCCAGATGTTCGTCCAGACGCCGCAGAGCGACTTGTTCTCCTCGCCGAGTTCGTAGATGTTGTGCTTCAGTTCCTCGATCTCGTTCTCGACCTCGCGGACGGCCTGTGCCCTCATCGCCTCGTTGAAGCGTTCCTGCGCGTCTGCCGCGAGCGTCACGCATCCGGCGGCCCGGTCCGCGCTGACGCCGATGTCGCCATAACGGTCCTTGAGCTGGCCCGCGAGCTTCTCGGCCTCCGCCATCTCGGCGTTCGAGAGCTGCTCCTTCTCCGCGAGCTGCTGGAGACGCTCCATCCGAAGCTCGTCCGTCGCACGCAACTCGTCACCCTTCTCGCGTAGCTTCTGCATCGCGTCCGAAAGCTCCGCCGTGTGCTTCGTTGCGGACGACATCCAGGCGCACACGCCGTAGAGTGCCCCGACTATCGCCACGAGAAGCCAGGTGATCGGGATCGCGCAGAACGCCGATGCTGCCGCGCTGGCGGCGAGATACCCCGCCGCGACCGCCTTCGTGGTCACGGCGAGCGCCACGTTCGCCACAGCCGCGCCACCGGCCGCCGCTGCGCTCTTCACGTGGGAGAGGGTCAGCGCCCGTCCGACGGCGACGAAGGCCGCGTGGACCGCCGTAGCGGCCTTTGTGACGCCGCTGCGGAAGAGTTCCGCGGCGGCATGGGCCTTCGCGCTCACGGCGGCGGCGACAGATGCCGCGCTCACCCCCTTCAGCACCTTGGCAAGTGCCGAGAACTTGGCGGCGAGCGCACTCTTCGCCGCAGCCGCGGCCTCGGCGTTCGACATGAGCACGAGGCTTGCCGCGACCTGCTTGGCGCGGCTCTCGAGCGGAAGGTTCAGGGCCGCGAGGAGCCTGGACGTCCCGACGATGGCCGGAACGGCGGCGTTGCGGTAGTCCGAGAACGCGCGTGCCATGAGGCCGAAGGCGTTCTGAACAACGATCCCCTTCGAGACGAGCGCACCCTGCACACCCGAGAGTATGCCGAACGCGCCCGAGATCGCCCCGATGCCGGTCGAGACCGTCCGCGAGACCATGCCGATTCCGAGGAGGACCGCGCCAAGCGCCATGACTCCGGCCGCCACGGTCGCAATCGAGGCGACGAGCGGCTTGTTGGCCTCGATCCACTTCGTGAACGAGTTGATGACCGCCGTCACCCTGTCGACGATGGGCTGGAGCGTCGAATTGAGCGCCACGCCCGTCGCGTTCATCGCACCCTCGACCGCGCTCGCGAAGAGCCGGAACGAGCCGCCGATGCCGCGATCCATCGCACGGGCCGTCTCGTCGGCCTGGCCGTTCACGTCCCTGAGCTTCGCGAGGAACGCATCCAGCTCCTCCGTGCTGCCGGTGAGCGACAGGCCCGACATCATGCCGCGGACGTCGAACACGTCCTTCATGAACGTGAGGCGCTCGGCGGTCGGCATGTTCTTCGTCGCGACCGCGATGTCCCGCATGACGTCGGCCATCTTGCGGAGGTTGCCGTTCGCATCGGTCGACTCGACGCCGACCGAGCGGAGGATCTCCTGTATGTCCGTGTCCGCGAACTGCGTGAACGCCTTTCGGAGAGCCGTACCCGCGAGCGAACCCTTGATGCCCATGTTCGCCATGACGCCCAGCGAGGCGCACAGCTCGTCCAGCGTCTCGCCCGCGGCCGCCGCCTGCGGTCCGGCCATCTTGATCCCCTCGAAGAGATCCGTCAGGGTCTGGGCCGAGCCGTTCGCGGTCGCCGTCAGGAGATCCGAGACCTTGGTCATCTTCGTCGCCTCGAGCCCGAAGACGCGCATCGAGTTCGCGGCGATGTCCGCCGACTCGGAAAGCTCCGTCCCCGTCGCCCGCGAGAGATTGAGGACCGCGCCGATGGAGGACTCGATCTCGGTCGGGCTGAAGCCCATGCGTCCGAGCCCGACCATCGCGTCCGCGACCTGGCTCGCCGTGAACGAGGTCTCGCGTCCGAGCCGCTGCGCCGTCCGCGTGAGCGACTCGAACGCCTCGCCCGTCGCGTTCGTCACGGCCTGCACGAGCCGCATCCGGTCGTCGAATCCCGCGAAGGAACGCTCCGCGAGGACGAACGGAAGCGACATCGCCCCGCCGAGGGTCAGCATCTCGCGTCCGATGGCGGAGCATGCCTTCGCGAATCCCCTGAGCCGGTCCTCCGCTCCCTTGAGACCCCGGCGGAGCCGGGACGTCTCTGCGGTTATCTCGACGTAGGCGCGGCCTGCGCGGATGTTTGCCGATGCTGACATTTGCCTTTCACCTCCTTCTCACGAATGCGGCCACCAGGGCCTCCTTCATCTCCTCGCCCCGCAGGACGGGCTTCGCCCTCTTCGCCGCGTATGGACTGAAGTCGGACGGCCTGTACGGTTCGCCCTTCTTCGGGTCGCGCCGGAGGTTCGCCATGAGGGCCATCAGCGAGGACGCCATCCCCCACAGGAACCTCCCGCGCCCCTCCGCCATGATCAGGAGCTCGCGGAGGGTGAAGGGACCGGGGTCGGTCCCGACGATGCCGGCGAGCTCGTAGCAGAGTTCAAGGCATCCTTTAGCCTCGCGTCGAACTCCGGACTCGCGAGCGCCGTCTCGAGCGCCTTCGCCGACTCGCCCGCGTACCGGCGGGCCACTTCCACGGCCTTCCTCAGGAAGAGGCGCTTCGCTCCGGGGAAAAAATCGACGAGTTCGTCCAGCAGGGCCTCCGTCGCACGCTCGATGACGTCGCCCGCGAGCGCACGGCCGAAGCCGACGTCGCTCACGCCGCGCCCCTTCGCATCTTCGCGGCAGATCACCCAGAGGATGTCCGCAAGAAGACACGGGTCGCCTGCGATGCGCTCGACGAGATCGGCCCTGACCGTCCCGTCCTTCGCGACCGTCACCGCGTCCGCGAGATCCACGCCGAGCGCGGAGCGCACCTCCTTGACCGTGCGGACGTTCACCGTCACCTGCCAGTCGCGGCCCTCGGTGTCGCGGAACGTCCTCATGCCGCACCTCCGTCCTTCCACACCGGCGCGCGGTCGACGAGCGTCGGCTTGCACGTCACGGACACGGTAAGCGCCTCCTCCAGCGGCTCCGAGCGGGAGAACGACGTCACGACGAAGTCCGCGTCGAGGCCGCTGCCGCTTCCGTCCGAGGCGAAAAGCGCGATTGCCGTGTTGTTGAAGTAGGCGTTCTTGATCGCCTTGAACCCCGCGTCCTCCGTGTCCCAGACCATCTCGAACTCGAGCGACGCCTCCTTGAGCGTCGCCGCCGTGATGCGCCAGCCCTCCGCCGCGCGCGTCGTCACGTCCGCCTCGCCCGTCTCCAGGTTGAGCGTGACGTCCTTCACGTTCTTCATCTCGGAGCTTGCGGTAGACCCCGCAGCGCCGTGGAATAGCTTCGCCTCCAAACCAAGTTTGTATGCCATCTGATTTCCCTTTCCGATTATTTGACCGCATCGCGCCACATGGCGGCGAGACGCGGGATTGATTCTTCAAGCGACGGCCCCATGAGAGGACGCGCAGGATAGCGTTCCTTCTTGTAGCTGCCGCCGAACTCGTGCGCCGAGGCGGACGTTCCGACGAGGCGGAAGGAAGGGCCGACGAATACCGTCGGGCCGTCCTTCTCGACCCCGAAGAGGATCGCCTTCCGGAGAAGTCCCCGTCGCGAATGCGGCGGGCTTCCGGGCGGCGCGGCGTCCGGGCTCGTCCTCACCTTCGACTGCGCGACCTTGCGGACGTACGCGCCCATGCGCCGCAGGACGTCGACGGACGCCTTCGCGACCCGTGCGACGAGTCCCCCGGCGTCGAACTCGACCTCCGCCTTCATCCCGCGATCACCTCGGCGAACGTCAGCTCGACCACGGAGGTGAACTGCCGCCTTTCCTTGAGATGGTCGGGGACGTAGAGCGGCACGTGTTCCGACTTGAGGCAGCGCAGTCCGAGGACCGCCTTGCCGAGGAACGACGCGCCGATCCTCTCGACGAACGCGATCAGCTCCTCCAGCTCGTCCTCGGTCGCCTTCTTGAGAACGCCCACCTGGACCTTGAAGTCCGCCTGCCGGTGTCCCCGCGAGACGAAACGCCGCTCGACGCCGACCGGCACGACGACGATGCGTCGCGCCTTCACGTCCCGGAGCGCGAACTCGGGCGCAAGCTCGACGCTCGCGCCGTACTCCTTCAGTTCCGAGGCGACCGCCTCGGCGAGTCTCATGATGTCCGTCATCGCATGGCCCTCACGAGTTCAAAGATCAGGGTCCCGACGGCGGAGAGGAGCGACACTATCGCAGCCCCCATCGCCGCATGGAGAGTCTTCTGGAGTCCCGAAGCCGTCGCGCACGGCGGCGTATGGTGGACGGCGTCCTTGAAGTGCATCTTGATCATGCCCTTCAGTTCCGCGATGTCCATCCGCGCCCGCGACACACCCTCCCAGAGTTCCGGGAAGCCCGGCGGCATTTCTGCCGGTTGCTGCCTGTCGCTCATGATTCGCCTCCCGTGTGCTTGGTGTGGATCCTCACGGACACGTGGAGCGGATCGCTCCAGCGCCATGCGGGTTCGCCGCCCGGTGCAAGCACCTCGAAGCGGCGGCCCGCCCACTCGATCTCGTCACCCGCGCGCGGCTCGGCCGGAAGGAGATCGCGTCTCACGACGAAGTCCCGCGTCTCGGTCCTCACGTACGCGCCGTACTCGTTGCGCTGGCGGAACACCGTCCTGCCGGGGACGGCGACGACCTTAACGGGGTCGCCGTCCGCCGGACGGTAGGTCGCGCATTCGCCGAACGAGCCCTCCTCTGCCGACCGCAAGGCGGCGAGCGCCTCGCGAAGCCTCGACATCAGAGCCCCTGTTCGAGCTTCACGAGGACAAGCGCGTCCGCGGTCGATGCGGCGACGGCGTAGCCGACGGCGAACGACGTGCCGCCCGTGCCCGGAGGCGTCTTGCTGACGGTCCCCGTGACCGGGTCGAAGTACACCTCGTCGCCCGGATCGACCGTCTCCGA